TAAGTACTTATCTAATCGATATGATGAGTTACGAAAAGAAATGAAATCTCGTGGAATGAATCCTGATTCGTCAAGAGTATTTAAACGAGAACAATGGCCCGATGAGTTATGGAATGAGTGGATGCCATTGGTGGAAGATTATAAAATTATCAGACAAAGAATTGAAGAAAAAATTAGAATGAAACCTGATTGGTATAGGGTTACAAAAAAAAGTGAAAATAATGCTTGACATTGACAAATATATGTTATATATTAAGGGGTATTTAAAATAGGAAAAATATGAAATTAGTATTATATAGAATAGCAGAGTTTTTAACCGCACTATGGATGTTTGTGGTTTTCTACATTTTAATGATTGTGGCTAATATTTAATATATGGAACTACTTGATTTAATAATCGAAAAGTTCGATGGTGTTATAGTTGATGATTTCGGCTGGGAACACTATAAAGTTAAAGGTAAGGATTACGATATACGGTTTGATCCTTCTCGTATAGAGTGGGCATGTGATTGTAAGGCATTCACATTCAGACATAGGTTTGGTAAAAAATATTGTAAACATATTTTGGAAATACAAGATAATAAATTTAAACAAAGGGTAATCAGTAGAGGCCGTGCTGGTGCCAGAGTGGTTTAATGGGGTGGATTGCAAATCCATTATTCGCAGGTTCGAATCCTGTCCAGCACTCAAAGTAAAATAAATGGAAGTTGATATGACAATTAGAGATTTAGTTGAGAGATTAGAAAGTATAGAAAAAAATGCGGGAGATAATATTCGTGAAGAGTTATCTATACTGATAGATGATATTATTGAGTTTGATATGCATATGTCAAAAATATTTAAAAACATTAAAAAAGATATTCATAATGTTGAAGAAAAAGATGTTATGGATTTACTATTTAAAGAAGGAATTAAATCTGGTGAAATTGGAGAAGCTTAAATTAAAAAAGGAGAAAAAATGAATTCGTTTGAAAAAAACGGCGGTTATATAGTCAAAAAAGAAACTAATCATTATGGTGGTAAAAACATTCGATATATGGATTGTAAACTTTGTGGTGGACAAGTGCGTAATGTTGGTGAAGAAGCCAAATCGGTAATTTGTAATACTTGTTTCAATGGGAGAATGGTAAAACAATTCCCTGAAACAGCAGACTTTAATGGAAGAACATACAAACCCACAGGTCGTCCAGCAGGATGGCATTGGATGTCAGAGTTCGTAGATAAAGATGGTAATGTGTTTCATAAAGGTAAAGAGATGAAAAAGTTAAAAGGTACTTTACCATCTACTAAGGTTAAACCACCTAAGAAAAGAATTAAACGCCGTACTAAAGATGCGATACTTGTAGAAAAGTATAAAGAGAAAAAGAAAGCTTTGAGAAAGGCTGTAAAAAAACAAAAAGATTTTATTAATCACAATATAGATAAAGGATAGATGATGAACGAAGGTAAAGTAAAATGGTTTGATAGCAAAAAAGGTTACGGTTTCGTAAACGATGGATCAGACAATCAAGACTACTTTGTACATTTCTCTGAAATTCAAAGTGATGATTTTAAGACCTTAGATGAAGGTCAAAAAGTCTCATTTGAAATTGGAGAGAGGAACACAATTACAAAGAATACTCATATGAAGATGGTGAGTTAACAATTACATTTTGGGCAAAGGATGATACTGATGCTGAATTGTATAAGAAAAAAGTAGGTAAAGTATGAGTGGATTTGGAAATCCTAATTTGAGTAATTATATTTACCCTGTCCAAACTTCTGAACAAAGGAATCAAGATCCTCAGGAAGACCCAAGAGTCCAAGTGAGTGAAATGTTAAAAGGTCCAGTTAGAGAAGAAGGTGAATCTTATGAAGATTATAAGATTCGTATGAAAGTTGAATACAAACTCACACGAGATTATTTAAAAGGTTATTTACTTCCACAAGGAGATAAATAATGTTTGAATTTTTAGTAGTATGTTTACTGATTTTCATTGCAGTAAAATTGAGTGATAATAACCGACCACCAGGATTTTAATGAATAAAGTTATAAATTGTTTTACAGACGATAACCCAGTTATCAATAAAAAATTAAAAGAGGTTTCAGTTGAAGAAGGAATGGCTATTGCCACAGAATTATTTCAGATACTTAACGAAAGAAAAGACGGTATTGGGTTGGCAGCTAATCAAGTGGGAATTGATGCACAAGTGGCCGTTGTCAATGTTCGTGAACCTTTGGTACTCATTAATCCAAAAGTAATTTCTACTGATAATGAGATACCTTATTATGAGGGATGTCTATCTTTCCCAAAGAAAGGTATTCACACTAAACGATACGAAACGATACAGATACAAACTGCTCAAGAAGAAAGTGGTTGGGTATTTAGTGGTACACCAAATGGAAATGTTGGTAAAGGTAGTTGGGAAAAAAACGATACACAAGATAATGAATTAAGGTTGTTAGAATCAATATGTGTTCAACACGAGATAGACCATTTAAATGGAATGACTATTCACGACAGAGAAGATAAACCAAAACCTATTAAAGTATCAAGGTCTTATGGAAGAAATGAAGTAGTTATGATTACTAATGGTAAAGAAACTAAAGATTTAAAATACAAAAAAGCTAAACCACTTATTGATAGTGGTAAATGGGAAATCTATATAGGTGGCCCGATAACTTAGTGAATAAAAAATTTAAAAAAGTGTGGGATAAAATGGATGATGAATCAAAAGAAGCTATAAAGTTTTTGATAAACGAATTGTCTCAAAAGAAATATCAGAAGATAGCAGATGAAGCAATGAAATTACAAGGTGGGGATAAAGTAATTAATATGGTAAAGAAACAAGGTGAAGCTTAATGTTTGACAAAACAATAAAACTTACAGGAGAATATCCAAGTGATTTCAAACCATCAGTATCAGTACAAGAAGTACAACAATATTTTGATGCGTACAAATTCTATGATGGTAGAATGTTAGGTGGTTCTAAAATTGATTATCGTACTCAATATCCAGATGATTTAATTATATTTAATGCTAATGTATTGATGCCAGGTTATGGTAAAGTATGGTATGGTGATTTAAATCTTACAGAAGATTATTTAGTATTGAGAGAAATTGCTCAAAATTTAAATACAGATTTATATGTACTGTGGGAATCGGATGGAAGATTTGGTTTAGAGATGAAACCATTGAATGAGTTATTTGATAAAGCAGTATGGAATACGAGTGAAGATAACCCAACTAAAGAATGGTATAAAAAGAAAATGGAAAGTAAATAATGTCAAGAGACATTTTTGGAAATAAAAGAAAACTTCGTAACGAAAAAGATTCTCGTTATAAAACATCCGAGTGGGATGTTACGAAAGAAAAAATAAAAATAGTTATATGGATAGCCTTAGGAATAGGTTATTTGTATTTCATAGTATTATGAAAAGGATAATATAATGGCAAGACCAAGAGGCAGAGATGCAAGACCAAAGTTAGACCCAATCAGAAGAAAGTGTTCAACTTGTGGTAAGATAAAAGTAGTTCAACATAGAAGTTGGGTAGTACCATCAGCTAGTTCAGAATTTAATATACCAACATATAATAAAAATGCTGAACATAAAAATAGGGAAGATTTAAAAGGAGCTGTGGTAAAAAACTATTGTAGTTTGGAGTGTTCAGGAGATAGTTTTTTAAACAAATATACAGAAGAAGACTTTGACAGATAATGCAAAGAAATCAATCTTTAGAGATGCCGATGGAGCAGGAAAAGGAGATAGACCGAGAAGCTATTCCACGAAGGATTGGGGAGAACGCTGGGAAAAAATTTTTGGTAAAAAGGACGAGGTGGCACGAGAAGAATCTGGGTCAATACATCCACCAAAGACTGAAAGAGGAAAATCTAACGATGAATGATTTGGATGAAGATACAATTAATTTTTTCTTTCAACAATTTAAAGTTGATATAGATGAAACGGACAACGAAGGGTAAAGTGAAATAGGTTATGTTAAGACCGATAGGTGCAAGAGTAGTAGTTGAAAAACAAGCAAGACAAGAAAAGACAGATAGTGGTATTATAATACCAGATACTGCTAGAGAAGGTGGATTACCAGACATAGGAACAATAGTTGCATGTGGTAAGGGTTCGGTAAGTCATATGACAGGAGAAAGAATACCAATGGAAGTTAGTGTTGATGATACTATTTACTATGGTAGATTTCAGGCTCAAGAACTTGAGTATAAAGGTAAGAAATATTTAATACTTGGTGAACAAGATATTATAGCAGTGATAGAGGAGTAGAGATGGTTGAAATGACAATTTTAATTAGTGTGGTAATATTATTCCACTTAATGCTTAATAAATAAATTTAAATGAGTGTAATAACCAAGTTAGAAGATGGTGGAGAAGTAGATGATACTTTCGTAACGAGTATTGATAGTATTATGATATTGAAATCATTAATGGGTGATGATAAAGTATTTGATGAGAATCTAAATATGACAGAGTATGGAAACAAAAAATTAAAGAAACTACAAAAGAAGTGGTGTAGAGAAAATCAACACAAGAATTATAATAATAAAGATTATGCAAAATGATTTCTAAACAAAATTTAAAAAACAAATTAGAAAAATTGGAGTTGTTAATTGATAAGACTCAACCTGATGAATCAGATAAAGAAGACTTATTTCAACAACATCAAATAGATAATTGTGATAACATTAGATATGTTGATAATTTAAAGAATCAGCAGAATTTAACTTTAGATGAAAGAGAACATTTAATTTACATCATGAGAACTTCAAACAAAGTTTGGAAGATGAGAAATAAAATGTTAGATGGAGATTGGAACTTAGAAGATATTAAGTTAGATGAGATGGAAAAAGAATTAAGAAATCTTTTACCTAATAATAAGATAGGTGCCATTAAACATTATAGACAAGTTATGATAGACGAATTTGGAAAACAAGTTTCTCTTAGAGATTCGAAAGAACGAATAGACAATCTTTCAAGAGAAATGACTTACGAACAAGGTTTAATAATAAACCACTAAACAAGGAGTACAGGTTATGTATTTTGAAACACAAGTAATATTTACAGAAGAAATTCCAACAAAGAATGGTGTACGAGAAAAGAAAACTCGTAGAGCATTTTAAATAAATTTGAATCGAAGATTGGGTTATATACATATGTGGATACTTCACATAGAGAAGAAGAAGTACCATTTTATATACCACCTATTGAAGAAGAAATAGATTCAACATTTATACTACCAGATAGATTAAAACTCAAGGAGACAGAAGATGATTCTTCAAGGACTGCTTAGTGGATTAATTTTATTCGGTAGTGTTGCATTTAGAACACCTAACAATCCAGATATTACAAAAGATGATTATGAAATATCTTTGGGTTTTAAAAATAAATCAATTTATCTTAAACGAGATTGGGAACGAGAGTTAGGTGAGAAGTATATTGATGATGAGTTGTGGTTTGTATATGAACCAAAAGGATTTCCATTATATTTTAAACCAGAGTATGTAAATAAAACATCTCGTGATTTACAATATGGTAAAGTGGATACAAGATATAAAAGAGATTGGTTTAGCATAGGACATACAGTATTAATATCTGAAGACAAAACAGAACAAGGAACATCAATTGGTATTCATAGAAAAAAGAAAATCAATCATAGATGGGAATTGGAATCAAAGTTTGATGGATATTATTTTAGAGATGAAGTTCTTGGGTTAGATAGATTTGACAGACAAAGTTTTGTTTCATTGAATTGGAAGATAAATGATAAACTTACATTATCTAATATCTTTGATTACAATGATATAAAAGAAAAAAAATATTATAAATTTAAAATAGGAGTTGAGTATGAATTATAAATGGAATTCACTTAATACTATTGTAATGGGATATACTACAGCAGCTATAGTTTTAGGAGCTGTTAGTATAGTATTGTTATTTGTTCCATTTTGGTTATTATGGAATTGGTTGATGCCTTTATTTGGTTTACCAGAAATAACACTTTTACAGAGTGTTGGATTATATTTATTGTTAAGAATTATTCTATTTCAACCTACTTATACTAACAAACAATAGGGAAAACTTTATGAGTATTAGTATGGTGGAGCTTAAAGAAAAATTAGAAAAAGCGTATAACGATGAAAATTGGAGTATCATAGAAGAGTTGTTAGAAACATTATCATATGAGATTGAAAATGGTGAAGGTTTATTTGAACAATATAAAGATGATGAAGAAGAAGATTTATGGGGCTGAACGGTATCGACTGGTATTGTTTGGTATTGAAGTGCAGCAGAGATTGAGTATGTCTCGTATAAAAAGACTCAACAATCCAAATTGGCGAATTTTCGCTAAACGGGTTGGTAATAGATTGGCATTTATTCGAAATGGATATGCCAGTTGCTGAACCAGCAATGGCTCAAAACCACCAACCAACTTACGCTTACGCATAAGTTATTGAGTTGTCTAACACTCGATTATAAAAAAAGTTAGACGAACAACTCGCGTGGTAGAGTATAAAAGTCATCTGTTGACAATCAGAACAAATGTCCGAATGGTTTGTTAGTATCCTATCGTGATTGGAAACTAAACTAAGCTGTAAATGACTTCGTATTGAAGATAGACAGGACGGGAGTTCGATTCTCCCCAGCTCCACAAGAATGAAAGAAACAATAACAAGAAAATCGGAATTAGAATCTGGATATAAATACGGATTCACTACTGATATTGAATCTTATCAAATACCAAAAGGTATTGATGAGAAAACCGTACGCTTAATTTCATCTATTAAAAAAGAACCTAAGTGGGTAACTGATTTTAGAATAAAAGGATATAGAAGTTGGATAAGACAAAAACATCCTGAATGGCATAATCTCGATATACCCGAAATAGATTTTCAAGATATAGTTTATTATTCAGCTCCAAAAGGAACTGATGATGTAAAGACACTTGATGATTTACCAAAAGAAATTTTAGATACCTATGAGAAGTTAGGTATTCCATTACAAGAAGTAAAACAATTAGAGGGTATTGCAGTAGAGGCTGTATTTGATTCAGTTTCAGTAGGACAAGCTGTAAATAAAGCTTTAGATAAGGTTGGAGTTATATTTTGTCCTATCTCTGAAGCAGTAAAAAAGTATCCTGATTTAGTAAAAAAATATATGGGTTCGATTGTACCAGCAAATGACAATTATTATGCTGCACTTAATACGGCAGCTTTTAGTGATGGTAGTTTTGTTTATATTCCAAAGGGTGTTAGATGTCCATTAGAGTTATCTACATACTTTAGATTGAATGAGGCCAATACAGGACAATTTGAGAGAACATTAATTATAGCAGATGAAGATAGTTATGTAAGTTATCTTGAGGGTTGTTCTGCACCAATGAGAAAGGATAGTCAATTACATAGTGCTATAGTTGAGATTATAGTATTAGATGGAGCAGAAGTAAAGTACTCTACAGTACAGAATTGGTGGCCAGGAGATGAGAAAACTGGTGAAGGTGGAGTATTTAATTTTGTAACTAAACGAGGTATATGTCATGAACGAGCAAAACTTAGTTGGACACAAGTAGAGACAGGTTCAAGTATTACTTGGAAATATCCAAGTTGTATATTAAAGGGTGATGATAGTGTAGGAGAATTTTATTCTGTAGCAGTTACTAAAGGAAAACAACAAGCTGATACAGGAACAAAAATGATTCATATTGGAAAGAGAACTAAATCCACAATAGTTAGTAAAGGGATTTCTGCAGGTAAAGGACAACAAACCTATAGAGGTGGAGTTAAAGTATTAAAAGGTGCTAAAAATGGTAGGAACTATACTCAATGTGATTCATTACTTATTGGTAGTGATTGTGGGGCACACACATTTCCATATATAGAAGTGAAGAACCCAACTTTTACTCAAGAACATGAGGCATCAACTTCAAAGGTAAGTGATGAACAATTGTTTTATTGTCAACAAAGAGCAATAAATACAGAAGATGCTATAAGTTTAATTGTAGGTGGATTCTGTAATGATGTATTTAATAAACTACCGATGGAGTTTGCTGTTGAAGCAAACCAACTATTGGCTGTAAGTCTGGAGGGAACAGTAGGATGAAAAAGAATTGGGTATATTATATGCAAGAAGGATTAAAGGCTATGTGGAAAAAGAAAGAAGTGCCAGATTATAGAAGAGAAAAGAATTTGGCTAAATTATATAATCAAGAAAAAGTTTTTAAACCGATAGATTATAAAGAGTGTGGATGTTTACCAGATTGTGGGTGTAAAGAATGAATCAGAAGTTTGGAGATTTATATGGTAAGTTTCTTATCGTATTTGGAATATGGGCATTTATAGCATTTATATTTGGAATAGGATATTAAATGTCAAAAAAAATTGATTTTAACAATGTAAGGAGATATTTATCTATGAGTGAATATGATACTTCATATATCGAAAGTAATATTATGAAGAATTTAAAAATATATTTTGGAGTTGGAATAATAATGATATTATTTTTCAACACCTTTGTATGGACAGAGCTGTTTGAAAATTATAAAGATTTCCATAAGCAAACGCTTGTGGAATTGAGAGATGAGAATAGTAAACTCAAGAACATAGTTCAAGAGTTTAAACTGGAGGGATTGAATGTTACTGTTACAATGTATCATCCAGTTTCGTATCAAACTGATTCTACACCGAACATTCTCGCGGATGGAACGCGCATAAGGGTAAATAAAGCTAGTGAATACCGATACATAGCGGTGAGTAGAAATCTTTTGACACGATATGGTGGATGGTTAGATTACGGTGATTTCATTTATCTCAAAGGAACATCTGGTAAAGATGGTATGTACCAAGTACGCGACACAATGAACGCAAGATTTGTAAATCGTATAGACATCTTGGAATCGCCAGGTACACCACCATATAAATACACCGATGCTCAAATTATGAAACACTCTATAGAGTTAGTTAGTGGAGATCGAGATAGTTAAAACAAAGCTTGACTTTTATATAAAAAAAGTCGTATATTTAAACAATGAAAAATACAGGTTATTAATTGAAATCGTTTTATGAAAAATCAAATATAGCGGATAAGACCAATCCTATTAATATCACATATGATGAATTGCTACACAAAAGTGATTCAGAGATTGATACATGGATTGATGAACTTCGTGAATATGTTATAACTCAATGGGATCAAAATGGCCAACCTCCAGTCATAGGACAAAATGAGGACACCATTATTTCTAATTGGAAAAAACTTTTTGGTTACGATGTTAAATCATTCTATACAGAAGATTTAAAAGTAATTAAGAACTTCAATAAATTTGCTTCGGCAGTAAATCAATTCTTTCCAACAATGTTAAAGACAAAAATATCAAGTGGAGTTAGTAGTGAGGGAGCTACATCCATTTATGATATGTTTAAAGAAGATGATTTACGAGATACTTTTAAGAAAGCAATGTTGAGAGCTTTGTATAAAGATTCAATGTATAGTTTTAGTAAAAGTATTTTAAAGGATGAAGTGGATAGAGATGTTGGTGAGTATTTAACTTATCTGAATAATAATGATAAGTTTGGAATCACCGTTATACGACAAGCCGATAAAACTCCTGTAGATATAAATTCAAAGTATTTGTTATTAAAGGGTAGTGAAGTACAAATGTATTTAACGAGTGGAAACTTAACCGAACAGAATGTTCGCACAATAAGTGGTGAGTTAGATAATAGTATTACATTAAAGAATGGTGAGTTACGATATTACCATTACTATATAAGAAAGTATAAAAGAAGTCATAAGTTATTTCCAACGGCATTACAAGTGTTTAGATTATCATTAGGACAACCCGCGGTTAACTTTCCTGCATTAACTGCTAAATTCTTATATGAACATTTTACAGAACATATTAAAGATGAGAAGATTACAGTATATGATTGTTCATCAGGATGGGGTGGAAGAATATTAGGTGCTATGAGTACCGATAGAGATTTACATTATGTCGGTACTGATCCCAATCCAGATAACATTGGACGATATGAGAGAGTAGCTGAATACTACAATACTCATTGTTTCCAAAGTAATCCATTTTGGGGGAGAGACAAGCCAAACACTTACGAAGTTTTTCAAGATGGTAGTGAGGTTATATGTGATAATCCTAAGTTTGATAAATATAAAAATTCGTTAGACTTTGTTTTCACAAGTCCACCTTATTTTAACCGAGAACAATACTCACAAGATGAGAACCAATCGTTCAAGAAATTTTCGGCGTACGAAGACTGGAGAGATAACTTTCTAAAACCTACTTTGACTACGGCGTATACTAATCTAAAAAACGATAGGTTTCTTTGTTGGAACATTGCGGACATCAAGATAGGTGAAGACAAATACATTCCATTAGAACAAGATTCAATTGATATCGTAGAGAGTTTAGGTGGAGAGTATCAAGGAATATATAAGATGTTGATGACACGAATGGTAGGAATCGATACATCTAAAATAAAGAATTCAGTACAAGTAAAGCATCATCCATTACAACGAGGTGGAGATGTTTATAAATTTGAACCAATATTAGTATTTTATAAAGGAAAATAAAGTTAAATAATGCTTGACTTATATAGGGTTTTAGTGTTATATTAGTGGATAAGAAATGATAGTAAAATTAACAATTAAACGAGATAATTAAAAAATGAGTTTAGACTTAAATAGAATGAAAAAGCATGTTGATGAAGGTATGGAATATATTGAACAACATGGATTATTAGAATCACACTTAAAACAAGTTAGGATGTCCGCTATATTTGGTAATAGTTGGGAGTGGAGAGCAGATTCAATTCAATCTAAAGTAAGAGGTACAACACAAGGTTCTAAAAAACACATTAAAGAATTAGATGATAAAATAGGTTTTGAAACTTTATTAGTTCCAGATATAGGTGAAAGACTTTTTGTAGATTTTAAAAGTATTATTTGCTCTATCTATGACACCATAGTCAAAATAAAAGATGGTTGGACAAGAACTACTAAAGTAATTTCTTTATTAATAGGAATGTTATTTTTTATTAAAGAAAATAAATCAAAGATTATAAAGTTATCAAGTGAAGATGAATATAATGAAATTGAGAATTTAATAGTAAATTTATTTTATTTAGAAAAGTTAAAGTCTAATGGTAGAATTTTTGGATTTAAATGTGATTCATCCAAGTACGATGTAATTGATCAATTAGATAATGTATTTGTATCCATATTGGATGGCAATACAACTTATAGTGAATTTAAAGAACTGGGTAAGTATAAGAATCAAGTATTTTATTTTAAACAACAAGTTGTTGAGTATTATAATTGGATTAATAGAAATAAAAAATTAGTTTTAAATGATATGGTTATTACCAATGTAACTAATTTTGTTACTAACATTATCGAAGTACATATCATAGTTTTACAAGAGTCATTAGAAACCGAAGATACATTAGGTGGACAAGATTATGTAGAGACAAATGATTATGCACAAGAATTTTTGGCTGATGGTAAATTGGAACTCTACTATATAAACCACATGAAAAAGAATCCTGTTTTAGATGATACAGAAATAAAAGATGTTTTTAATGGATATGTTTCTGATTTAGAATTTCAACTGCAAACTGCTGAAATAGAAACAACATCCAATAAGTTTTATAGTTGGTTACAATATTCTAACTTATCAAATAAAGTTACAGATAAAAGAAATGAAAAAGATGCATTCACAAAACTTGTTTCAGATTTTACCATTGAGGTTAAGCGATGTGGTAATGTAAATCATAAAGATTTTATTACAAGATTGGAAAACAACCTTGAAGAAAATTTGAATTATATGGACGACTTTGAAAACATAAAAGAGTTTAGGTTGAGTGAAGAGGGATTGCACGATGTATTTATACCATTCATACTTAGGATAAAAAAATTAGGTAAATGGGATAACTACCTTGAAAGGTTATTCAGAATGTTTTCTTTATTAAATAAAGTTGTAGCAAGAGGTAATTTATGGAATAGTTTTAGTAAAAGACAAATAGACATTGTTAAAGATAAAGATTTTGATACTAATCCAGCTGAAGTACTTATTAAACATTTAATAGAGGGTATTGATATGTCCAATGCATTAGTTCAGGCAACACACAAAGATGTGGTAAGTCCTGATGGAACACTAAAACATCAAACAATATTTGATGAATTTATTAATGAATTATTAAAAGGACAAATATCAAAAGCAATTGAATTACTTGATACCGTTAATTTACGAAAGTCAAAACTACCATCTGAAAATGGTGAACATTGTAGTTCACAAAATCCAGTAAGTAATAAACCAATTAGGAATGTAAATTCATCTAACAATATTGGTTATTGTGATGAGAAGTTAAACAAGCAGCTAGGTAATAAAACAATATCAGAAAAGAAAAAATTTATTGAAAATAATAATAGATTTGATGGTTATAGTTTAAAGTTTCTTCTGCCGTTTTATGGTTGGGATAAGGTTAAGACTCTTGGTTATGATAAGAAAAATCATTCTTTGATGAAGAAATATTTTAATAGTAATTTTAAACTAATCGATACTGATATAGAGTGGGATGATTATATTGAAGAGTATAATCCAAATAAAAAAATGTATGGGGAATATTATAAAGAAGTATTCGCCACTAAGAACTTTATAAAACTTATGAAGACAGGATTAAAATGAATAAGTTTTTAGACTACGGATATGATGACATTGTATGTCCTATTGATTTGGATTTACCAATCGTAGAGGAACACGATGGAATTAGAGTTGTACGAGATGACTTATTAGCTGGTGGAACTAAACGAAGAGCATTTACAATGTATGTTTCGTCAAGACCTGATGTGAAAGAGTTTGTTTACGCTTCACCGCGACAAGGTTATGCTCAATTATCTTTAGCTTATGCATGTAGAGATATGGGTGTAAAGTGTACCGTTACCGTTCCTAAAGGAAAACGATATTGGTTAACTGATGAGGCAGAAAACTTAGGTTGTAAAATAATAGAAGTTCCGATGGGATATTTAACAAATATACAACATAAGGCCAGAGTTTATTGTGAAGAGAATGAATCACATTTAATTCCATTTGGGGGAGACCATCCTGTTATTGTTGAGGCGATGTGTAGAGCAGGAATGAGTTTAGATTCTATTAAACATTTTGAACATCCAAAGGAAGTTTGGACAGTTATGAGTAGTGGAGTATTGAGTAGAGGATTACAGAAAGCATGGCCAAATGCTAAATTTTATGGTGTTCAAATAGGACACAACACAACAGAATTAGAAATGGGAAGAGCGGAAACATTTCGTTCTAAATATAAATTTCAACAAGAGTGTAAAAAAGATGAGTTACCACCATTTCCAAGTTCATTAACTTACGATAGTAAGGCATGGACATTCATTAAAGAACACGCAACAGAAGGAGCCTTATTTTGGAATGTGGGAAAATAACATTTGTTAGATTAAGAAATAGTGAATATTATAAAGGTGAACCATTAACTCAAATCGTGGATTCAATTTATCACTTGTGTAACAATTATATAAAGACACATACAGAATATCCAAATCCATATGATAGTTATAATGTTTCTTTACTTGAGATAGAAAAGAGTAGAAAAACTATTAGGAATATTGAAGCAATAGAACAATCTGATGTTTTGATTATCCCAACCGAATCGGAATTTGCATATCACATATACGGTAGAATATCTAATATAATGTTGGGTAGGGGGTGGACAATGGTTCAAAATATTAGAGAGGGATTATTAAGAAATCCCAAACCAAGAAAAGTTATTTTACTTTCAAGTGATAAGGCTGATACTATAGATTTATTTAAAGAAAGAGTGTTTCATGATATACCAGATTTAACATTTTACAGAATAGATGAAAGTGAATTTCCAGGGGGAGTTCATCATTTAAAATATTTAAACATTAAAAAATTAAATCTCGATACCAGTAAGAAAAAAGATTTTGGTTATTGGGGCACATCAAAAAGATTTAAAATAGATTTGACTTCAGAGGAAAAAGAAATAGGCATTAAAGATTGGTATGATAATGAAACTCATGAGTTAACACAAAGTTCAAATACAAATAAGAATTATCTTAAAGAGAGAATGAAAATAAATATGTTGAAGGGAGTTCCTTCTGAAGATGAGCGACATATTATATTAAAACAAATTTATAAAGATGAAAGTATAAGTAATAATTTAATTGGTTATTTTGATGGTTTTAAATACACACATAAATTCGATAAAAAAATGACAAACATTTTACCACACATCGCTGAATGTAAAACTACTTTGTGTTTTAATTGGCCAGGACAAGAAGAACATTTGACTTCAAGATATAATGAGGCATTAGGTTGTGATGTAATTCCTTTAGTGTGGAAAGATTATGATTGTAATAATCAATTGGTTTATTCTGATTGGCAAAGATGTTATTCTTTTGAAGATATTAAAAGAAAGTGCTTGGAATTGTCAGATAATCATGTTAGATTATTAAGATTAAATGAAATAAAAAATAAGTATTTGGAAGTAACTAAACCATTAGAATATTATGAAAAAGAATTTAATAAAAAATTAGAAAAACTAACAAATGGAGATTAGAAAATGAAACAGTTAACACCTGAACAAATACAAGCGAATTGGAATAAGTTAATACAACTTATTAAAGATACATTTCCAGAAGACTATAACATTATCATAATGCATTTGTAGGCGGTTATGTAGACCATGTACTTCATGTAACTGATTTAGCTGTAAAAATAAATAAGTTGTGGAAAGAGAATGGAGCATCAATAAATTATACTGATGAAGAACTCATTTTTGCAGCTATACATCATGACTTAGGTAAAGTTGGTGATTTAGAAAATGATTATTATGTACCAAACGAATCAGATTGGCATCGTAAGAATCAAGGATTAATCTATAAACACGGCGAAGACCTTCAGTTCATGACAGTTACAGATAGAGCAATCTTTCTGTTAAATCACTTTGGAGTTAAGTATTCCGAGAAGGAATATATTGGTTTGAGATTAACCGATGGATTGTATGAAGAAGCAAATAAAAACTATTATATTGGATATCAACCATCAAGAAGTTTGAAATCAAATATAGCTTATGTTCTTCATCAAGCAGATTCTATGGCAACACACATTGAATATGATGAGTGGAAACATGGAGAACAAAAGAGTAGAAGAGAAGTAAATAAAAAAGTCATCAATATCAAAAAGGCAGTTGCAACAGAAGTTGAAACTAAATTAACTTCTAATGATAATGCTAAGGATTTATTTGATGAGTTGTTTGGAGATACAAAATGATATTAGAAATACTATTAGGAATTACAACCATTCTATCTATAGTACTTGGTTGGACAACATACAATCAATTACAAAAGGTAGAACGATTAGAAGAGTGGGCAGAAGAATATTCCCAAAAACTAATCGATACTAAAACAACATTGGACTTGTTAGATTCAGAAGGTAAGTTTGAATCTGATGATGAAATTGGAACTGTATTTGAGGGAATCAAAGATGCAGTTAATGACTTAACCAAATTAACCGAAAAGGATATTTAACATGCCAAGAAAAGCCAAGAAGTCTTCACCACGATATTATTTCCATCAAGGAACTGAAAATGCAATCATTCGTCATAATAAGGAAGATAGACCTTATATGAGGGAGAGAATTTATAATGAACATATTCGTACACCATTTGAGAAATTAGCAGAGAATATCATCCATACATTTAAGTTTTATTACTTTGATGTACCGAGTGCAGATGTCGTGCATGAGGTGGTTAGCTTCCTTTATATGAACATGCATAAATTCGCTGAGGGTAAGGGTAAGGCCTTTTCATACTTCAGTATTGTTGCTAAGAATTATTTAATTCTACACAATAATAATAATTACAAACGATTAAAACAACACGATAGTGAAGAGGTTACAGATTATAAACGAGATGCAATTTCAGAAGAAAAATCAAAAGAAAATCGTGAAGTTAAAGTTGAGTATTTAACTCAGTTAGCTGATTACTGGAGAAATAATCTTACTACTGTTTTTAAACGGAAGAAAGATTTAGATGTTGCAAATGCTGTTGTTGAGTTGATTGATATGAAAGATAATATTGATAACTTTAATAAGAAGGCTTTGTATATTTTGATTCGCGAAATGACTGATTCGAATACACAACATATCACACGAGTAATTAATGTGATGAAGAAACACCACAATCAATTACAAAAAGCTTATCTTGCTACGGGTTCAATTGAAACTCGATGGACAGGTAGTTGGTTTAATCAACCAAAAAGATAAAAAAAAAGGGGGCCATTTACAATCGACCCCCTTTATTATCTATCCGATATAGTACTACTTACGGAATAAACCCACCAACACCAACAATGCGACGAGTCCAGCGAAACCCGATTCGCCGAAACTGTTTATGATGGATGTCAGGTTACCTATAACATTAACACCGAAGATACCACTACCGAATATGACTTCGGAAACGGCACCAATGGCTACAAAGGATAAAAGTAAATGAGCAATGTCATCAACCCATCCCCTTACGAGTGCTATGATTTCCTTCATGGTTTTTATCTCCCGTTAGTTATCAATTAGTCGGATTTTATACCCGACAGTAATAACTATTGTATATATTTTAAAATATTAATGGGTATATACAAGTGTATATATTTATATATAACTATTTTCTGAACTTTTAATATTTATTATTGAATCAAATTCAATCAAAAATAGGTAATAATATGGCAATCGATTTTGAAGTTTTCGAGGGGAAATCCCTTTCAGATGTTTTTAAAGATATTTATGATAATTCAGTAACTAATAAAAAACAGTTAGAAGTGTTGATGAAAGAAGTTGTTGGGTTTATCAAAGATGGTGATACAGCTGTGCAAATAATTCCAATGCTAAAAGAGTATTTGGAAATCAATGTGAAGAATGATGAACAATTAGTTAAGTTAGCAACAATAGTTCAGAGGTTGGCTACTGCTGCTAAACAAGGTGATAGTGATGAAGAATTCGGTTTATCTGAAAAAGAGAAAGAACAATTGATGACAAGTATAGAACATACAGTAAATGAATTACAAGATCATTCTGATAGTATAACATCCAAGTTAGATAATTAAATGCCCGTAAAAATGAAAAAGAAAGGTGGTGCTAAATCAGGACCACTTCAATCTAATAGAATACAAAATGTAGAATCAACGATGAGACTATTTAAACAATTAGTCCAGTCGGAAGAATTTTATGAATTAGAACCAGTAGAAATTTTGGATGTACATTTGGATGAGAGTAAATCATCTTTTCCAAAAACATCTGAAGATAAACCAGATTATGCTTTTATTGGTGGGATTCTTGGTAGGTTTGTTTATTCGGAACAAGGTAAGACAATAGATAAATGTAAAAATTTTAAACCGATGAATCCAAGTATAAACAATTTACCAGCAGTTGGAGAGATTGTGATAGGAGTTCAGTATCTTGGACAATATTATTATACAACACAATTAAATGTATTTGGTAATCCTAATTTTAATTCACAACATGGAATTAGTAGATTAAAAAGAAAGAACACACTTAAATCTTTGTTTGGTTTAGACACACCAAATACAGATGATAAAAGTGCTGAACTTGGATATTATTTAAAGAAGACAAAAGATTCTCGCAAATTATTACCACACGAGGGTGATGTAATATTTGAAGGTAGACATGGAAACACTATAAGAATTGGTAGTGATATAAAGAATGAAAATGAAGATTCACCAAACATTATTTTAAATGTTGGACAAAGTAAAGATGAGTTTCCTGAACCAAAACAACCAGTAGAAGAAAAGATTGATACGGATGGTTCAAGTATTTACTTGACTACAAATCAAAAATTAGAGTTTACTTCAGGAATAGAAAGTAAAGTAGTTACAGCTCCATATGAGGGTAAAAATATTTTATTAAGTTCGGATAGGATTATATTTAATACTAAGAACGGTGGAGATATTGGAATGTTTAGTAATAATAATGTTTCAATAGGAGCAGTTAGTGAAGTAGTAATTGAATCACCAGTAACAAAAATTGGTAGTTCAGGTGCTACTGAACCAATGGTATTGGGGGATAAATTAGAATCGGTGTTGAATGATATTTTAACATTAATAGAAACTGGATTATTAGCACCTACGGGTCCTGTACAAGTTGTTGCAGGACAACCAATATTACAAAAATTAAAAAGTGCATTAGGTATACCATCAATAAAAAGTCCAAAGAATACGGTAGAATAAAATGGCAGAAAAAATAGGTTGGGAATTATTTAGAGTTGAATATAAAGCAGCCTTAGAAAAGGGTGATGACATTGGTACGGCAATTGCTGATTCATATGATAAAGCAGTTAAAACCGCGGTACCAGGTATACCATATTTTGGTGGAACACAAAAAGGACAAGGAAGTGCAACTGTTCCAGGAATAATAGTTAAATCACCATTAAAAAAATTAATGGCAGGAATGTTAAATATGTGTTTGAAAAGTCCATTACCATTCCCACCATTTTCAGTAGCATTAGATACGGCATTAAAAATATATTGGACTGGAGCCGTTTCAAGTAATATGTGTGTTGTAGTAGTTCCAGGTGTAACTGGAGCATTTATTGACGCAGAAGGAATTAAAAATAAAAGTGTAGATGATTTTATTGATCAACTAATAAAAGCATTTGATACACATTCAAAACAAGTACAGGGAGTTGGAGTTCCATTGGGAACTGTACCAACTGTATTTACAGGCTATAAAGTACCAAGTGGTGCGTAAAGGAGTTAGACATGACTAAAAAAGACCTTGTAAAAATAATACAAGAAGTAGTACGAATTGAAGTTAAAAAACAGGTGAAACATATATTTATAACAGAGGAGAAATCTACTTCTCTCAAATCACTTACACAGCCAGTTCGAAAGAAAAAAGTAGTAAAGAAAAGAGAACCAGTACAATATACTGAGAACCAAACTCTGAACGATATACTAAATGAAACGGTTGGTTTAAATAGTAAATCACAAGAAATGGATGAGTATCCAACAATGGGTGGTGGTGCATTTGATTCAACAAGAGCATCAGAATTATTAGGTTATGGTGGTGATAAACAAACACAACGAGAAGTTGGAGCAGTACAAACTATGAAAGAAGCTGGAGTTTCAGCTAATCAAGTTCCAGACCATGTACAAGATGCTTTAACAAAGGATTATAGTAAGTTAATGAAACACAATAAGATGAAAAGTAATAGATAATGAACACAAGAGATATAAACAATCCATCAGTAGCAGCATTAAATGAGGACGAAGATAGTTTTTTCGGATGTACCTTTCCATTAACATATGGAGTAGGTGGTGAGGGATTTTTTCCCCGCTCAACAACATTAAAAGAACAAGCATCATCTAATATAAAAAATTTATTATTAACACAAAAAGGTGAAAGACTTGGACAACCAGCGTTTGGTAGTGATTTACCTGCAATTTTATTTGAACCAGTAACTGGTACTATTGGAGATAAAATTGATAGTGCAATTAGAGAAGCTTTAGCAATATGGTTACCTTATATTACAGCTGAAAATATTTTTACTATACAGGATGAATCTAATCCTAATCAGGTAACGGTTTCACTTGAGTTTAGAGTAGATACAGATGACCCTGATTCAATTGAGACAATGACATTTAATTTTAATACAGGAGGATAGAATGGCTGTCGATTATAATACAAATCAAAAAGTAGAGAAAAAGGAAGTCCAATATCTTGGTAGAGAATTTTCTGATATAAGAAACAATTTAATGGAATTTGCAAAGACATACTTTCCAAATACATATAATGATTTTAATGAATCAAGTCCTGGAATGATGTTTATAGAGATGGCAGCATATGTAGGAGATGTATTAGGATTTTATATTGATAATCAATATCGTGAATCATTATTACATGCAGCAGAAGAAAAGAAAAATATTTATAAAATTGCTCAATCATTTGGATATGAACCGAAACTATCAAGTCCAGCTACAGCAATATGTGATTTTAGTGTAGAAGTTCCATCATTACAAGTTGGAGAAACTTACCAACCAGATTTAGATTATGCACCAATATTAGCAGGTGATAGTACATTCTCATCTACTAATGGAACAACATTTAGATTGGCGGATGATATTAATTTTAAAGTATCGAGTTCTTTAGATAATATGGATATAAGAGTTTCAAAGTTTGATGAAACCACACCAACACATTTTACATTGACGAAAAAAGGAATTTGTAAATCAGGTACTAAAACATCACAAACATTTACTTTTGGTAATGCTACTAAATTCGATAAAATAATTTTAAGTAATAATAAAGTAATTGATATTATGTCAATAACAGATAGTAAAGAAGAAAAATGGTATGAAGTTCCATTCTTGGCTCAAGATACTGTTTTTGCTTCAATGGAAAATTCTGATAATAATAGTCCTGATTTAACATCATATAAAAAGGAATCCCCTTTCTTATTAAAGTTAATTAAAACTGCTAAAAGATTTACAAAGTATGTCCGTAGTGATGGTAAAACAGAAATAAGATTTGGTTCAGGTATTAGTTCAAATGCGGATGAAGAAATAATTCCAAATCCAGATAATGTTGGTTCATCGTTATCATTGGGTGTTAATAAATTGGATGAATCTTTTGATCCAAGTAATTTTTTGAAAACCAAAACTTTTGGATTGGCTCCAAGTAATACTACACTAACAGTAAAATATACACATGGTGGTTCAGTTAAAGATAATGCACTTTCAGGTACAATTACAAATCTCGATAATGTTAGTTGGACATTTGATGATACAGGATTAAATGGTACAAAAGTAAGTGATATGAAAACAAGTTTAGTTATTACTAATGAAGAATCTGCAACTGGTGGTTCAAGTGGAGAGACAAATGAACAAGTTAGACAGAATGCATTAGCATATTTTAATTCACAAAATAGAGCAGTTACCAAAGAGGATTATATAATTAGAGTTTATTCATTACCACAAAAGTATGGTAATATTGCTAAATGTTTTATCGTTCAAGATGAACAATTAGAGGCAAATACTAAACTGATTGTTAAGAATGGTAAAATTTCTAAAAATAAATCTATAAGTACTTTACCTAATCCATTAGCATTAAATTTTTATACTTTAGGATATGATGCAAATCAGAATTTAGTAACATTAAACCACGCTGTAAAAAATAATTTAAAAACATATCTATCACAATATAGAATTTTAACAGATGCAATTAATATTAAAGATGCATATATTGTAAATATTAGTTGTAGATTTTCAATTATTACTCAAAGAGGATTTAATAAAAATGAAGTATTGTTAAGGGCAATAGAATCAGTTAAGAAATATTTTGATATTAAGAAATGGCAAATTGGACAACCAATAATTTTAAGTGATATTGCTTATGCAATTTCATTAGTGGATGGTGTGGCAAGTATTGTTCCACCAGAAGATGATAATCCACAAAAACAAATGGTAGTTATTGATAATGAATGGCAAACAGAAAGTGGATATACTGGCCATGTATATGATTTACAATCAGCAACCAAAGATGGAGTTATTTATCCATCATTAGACCCTTGTATTTTCGAATTAAAATTCCCAAATACTGATATTTCGGGTAGAGTAGTAGGAGATGTATAATGTATTATTTTGAATATCCAGTAGTAGACACAACAATTTATGAGGGAAATGTAAGTTCTTCTATCAATACAGGAATTGATCAAATATTAGAAGTTAGAAAAGAAGTTAATTCAACGGGAACATCTGTTGGAGTATCTCGAATACTTATTAAATTTGATTATAGTTATATTACTAATCAAGTAAATACAGGAGTTATTCCAAGCGATGCAAAATATTATTTAAATTTATATGATGCAAGTTCAGAAGAATTAGCAGTAGAACAAACTCTATACACTTATATGGTAAGTGGAAGTTGGTCAGGTGGAACAGGATTTTATAGTAGAGACCCAGTATTAAGTGATGGGGCAAGTTGGAAATATCGAGATAACGATACAACAAAAACTGAATGGGTGAGTGGTAGTACAACACAAGGTGGTACTTGGTTTACTTCAAGTATTAGTAGTCAATATGAAGTTAGCTCTTCAGAAAATTTAGTTTATGAAACTAAAGATATTAGAATGGATATTAGTGATTTGGTTAAAAATCATATTTATTCAAGTTCTATATTTCCAAATAATGGGCTTATTGTAAAGAGACAAAATGTAGCAACATCACAAAGTATGTATTCAATATTCGATCCAACAACCGCAACAGGTTCAGCTGAAGGGGATACTAATCATATTGGACATTTAAAATTTTTCTCACGAGAGACAAATACAATTTTTCCACCAAAGTTAGAAGTAGAGTGGGATGATAGTGTATGGAGTACTGGAAGTTTAAGTGCTTTAGCTTCATCCGATTTAGATAACCTAACTGTTTATTTTAAAAATATTAAATCTGAATATAAAGAAAAATCAAAAGTAAAATTCAGATTAGTAGGTAGAGAACTATATCCAACAAGAGGATTTTCTACTACACCCGCAGCGTTAACTGTAAAATCTTTACCAAGTGGAAGTCAGTCTCTTGGCCAAGGAACTTACTATTCAGTAAAAGATTCTTTAACTGATGATGTGATAATTCCATTTGGAACAGGTTCAATTGTTAGCTGTGATTCAACAGGTAATTATTTTAATTTGTGGATGGATGGGTTACAACCAGAAAGACATTATAAGTTTGAAATTAAAGTAGTAAGTGGAAGCGGAGCAGATGAATCATCTTTAGTATATGATGACGGATATGAATTTAAAGTGGTGAGATAAAATGCCCTATACAATAAAACAAGCTAGAAATACAGATTATTATAAAAATGTACAAGATGCAGACGAACATAAACTTTTAAAACATTTAGAAGAAGAAAAGAAAAGAGCTGCAATGTCTGGTTCTGCACTTGATGCAACAGACCCATTGAGAGATGAAAGAGGATTTTTATTATCATACGAAGACCCTAAAAATCCAGGTGCTTCAATGGAAAAGGAACACCAATATGTTAGACTTCCTGTAGTACAAAAATCTTCAAATAAAGACTTGTGGTTAAAGTTTTTTGGTCCTGAAGAATTAGGCGGGAATGGAAAATCAGTATTTAATGAATTACTTACTGAAGTACCACCTGAAGAACCAGAAGTAACACCTCCTGAACTTGAGGGAATGAGAATAGAATTACAATCTAAGATAGATGCTCAAGATGAATTGAATATAACATTAGATGAAACTATAACAGAATTACAAGAAGAACTTGCAAAAGTAGCAGAGGGTGATTAATGTTAGAATACGGATTAAATCAAAAAGATAAAGAACAATTAGAAATTCCTGGACTGTTACCTTCTGGATTTGGTAGAAGAAATGAAGATTATATTCATATCTATGTTTATCAATCAGAAGACTTAACTACTGATGAAGACGATGTATTAGTTGGAGATGAAATATTTCCAGCAGGAGATGTATTTCCTGATGATAGAAAACTTGATTTAGATATAGGTGGACATTTACGACAAATGGGTTTTACAGAAGGAACTTATAAAGTTAAGTATTTGTTTCTAAAGAGAATTGCTGGAAAAGAACAAACTGTATTTATAAATGAAGATGGTGAGGTTCATGTTGGTAAAGTTCAAACAAAAGTTATTAATGGAAAAACAAAATATTTCTCAACTAAAAAATTTGGTAAAAGACAATCAAGACAAGAACTAAAAGAAATATTTCCAAAAGAATTAAAATATGTTGTAAAGAAAATATCTGCTGATAAAACAGAAGTTGAAGTAGATACTCAAAATATTCAAAACGCACTTTATAAAAAGAGAATAAAAGAAATAAATTCGTGGATAACTTATACGCCACTTACAAATTCTACTTCAGGTAAAATAAGATTTGATTTAACCGACCCAAATATATTAGTATTAACACCACACGATAAAGAACCAGGATTTAGTGATGCTATGATTGGTGGTAAAATAACAATTAAAGGTGTGTATAGTATTACTGGCAAACAGATTGCAGCTAGAATGAAACCAATAGTTTTCCCAAAATCAGTTTTTACTCCAGAAGATTTATCAAGTATAGATATTTTTGCAGGAGTTACACAAGGAGTGGAACAACCAACTGTAGATGAGCAGATTAATGTAAGAGCAGTAGATGAAGAAATGGTTGGTGGGAACGACAAGTTTTCAGGTGTTTGTTTTACAGGGAATACTAAAGTAAAATTAAGTAATGGTAGACAAGTTCCAATAAAATATTTAAGACATGGAATGAAAGTCAAAACAGAAATTGGTTATGCAAAAATATTAAAAGTAATTAAAGATGAAAGACCTTATGGTGATACACTTTCTAAATTTAAAAATCTAATAACTACAGATAACCATCCAATGAAGTATCGTGGTAAATGGTATAAGGCTCATGAGATTGGTAAGTTATTTCAATCTAAACCACTTAATGTTTATAATTTAATTCTTGATAAACACCACACAATAGTTGCAAACAATGTTGTTTGTGCAACTCTTGGTAAGTGGGAATCAATGAAGAAGTTTGAAATGTGGAGAGAAAGACAAATCACTATGTTGAGAGCTATGGATGAAGGTGATGATTGGAGTATGGGTGGAGATTCTTCTACTGACAATGAGGGAATGACTTATAGTACACCATATATTGCAAATAATGAAGTTGTAGTTAATGCCCCACCACCAAGTGTAACTCCAGACAATATTAGAGAGGCAATAGCTATGAGTCAGGCTTCAACTGATGCCCCAACGGTTACAGTACCAGCTCCAGCAATTGTAATACCAATTGATTATGTTGGAACAATTGTTGAGGTGTTAGACAATAATAGAATAAGAGTTGATACATCATATGAACAAGGTGCAAATAAATTTGAACATAGTGGTGAAGATAATTCAAGAGCAATATTTGATGAATGTTTTGTTAATTTCAAAAAAGGACAAGTTGAAAGATTAAATACTTATATGGTTTGTAATGGAAGTTATCACTTAGTACTTAATTATTTAAAAAATCCATTTGGAGCTGAAACTTCAAGATTAGTAAAGTTATACGATAAGGTAGAAGAAACAGAAGAAATGGATTTGTGTTATTTCGTAGAAGAGAAAATGGAGCCATATGAAGATACGATTACTTTAGTTCCATTTGTAGAGGAAGATCCTGAAATATTATTTTTAAGATTACCAGATTTTAACTCTACTAATAATCCAATAAATTTTCGTGGAACAAACTTTAATAACTATACTCAATTAATCGGAACAGATTCGGGAGTACAAGAAGATATTCAAAATAAATTAGTTTCACAAAGTTTACTTGATACCCAAGTCAATGTTGATTATACAAGAAGAACAGATTATTTAGGAAGTGATATAACAGATTATGGATTTGCTAATCACATTCACTTTAGTAGTGCAGAAAAAAGAATTGATAATTTTAAAACGAAATTAGAATTAATTGAATTATATGTTTCATCAAGTGATTCATTTCAAGATATAACTGGTTCTGAAGAAACTATTGGTGAATGGAATGCTAAAAAACGAAGAGTAATTAATTCATTTGATCCATTAGAACATTATATGTATTTTGAATCATCTTCATACGCTTCGAGTTCAGTTGGAGAATACTACTCAGCTTCTTGGCCTAAGTCAAATTCATCTTCACCATATACATTAGTTCATACGAGTGGTTCTGCAGCAACAACTTGGTTTGATACTTGGAGAGGATATGCAGAAGATTTTGATAGAAACAATCGTGATAGATTAGCTAATAATATACCACTTCATGTAAATACTGATACTCAAAATAATACATTTATAGATTTTCTTGATATGACTGGACAACAATTCGATGAGATTTGGAGTTATCTAAAACACTTCACAGATATAAATGAAAGAAGTAATAAATTATCAGAGGGTATATCAAAGGATATTGTTAGAGAAGTTGCTAGGAGTATGGGATTTGAACTTACTAATGGTAATGATTTAATGATACTTCCAGAATATTTGTTGGGTAAAGAAGCAGATGGTACTACTAAATATGAATCACCACAAGACCAGGTAACAGAAGAAATATGGAAAAGAATTTTAGCAAATACACCTTTCTTTCTGAAGACAAAAGGTACTATGAGGGCAATGAAAGGATTGTTAAATTGTTATGGTATACCAAGTTCAATATTACGAGTAAGAGAATATGGTGGTCCTGATAAAGGAACAAGAGTTTCTTATGAGATAAAAAGAAAGTTTACATATGCATTAGATTTTAAATCTTCAGAGTATGTTCAAGTGCCATGGAATGATGATGGTACGAGTGGAATAAAACCTGAAACAGTAGAGTTTAGATTTAGAAGTCCAAAATCAAAAGACCAAGTTATATTGAATCAAGGAACTAATTGGGCAATATCATTACAAGATAATGGAGCAACTGATGATTATGGATATTTAGAATTTGCTATTAGTGGTAGTTCTCTTGAATTTGTTACTTCATCTTTATTACCAGTTTATAATGATGAGATGTGGAGTGTTATGTTAACGAGGAAATCAGCAAGTGGAGCTGAGTTAACTGCAGATACAACTTCACAAAATATAACTTATGAGTTAACAACAAAACAATATGATTCAAGTAGAGAAGTTGTAAGGTTTGCAAGTAGTCAAAGTTTATCAACAAATACTGCAGCGACAAATGCTAAATTTGTTGCAGATGGTACTCTAAGTTTTGGTGGAAGTGGAACAGGGTTTTATACAACACAACTTAGTGGTTCATTAATGGAGCTTAGATTGTGGAGTGAACCATTATCACAGGATTCATTTGATAACCATGTTAGAGCACCAAAATCTTATAATGGAAATACTACTGAATCTTTCTTTGATAATTTAATTCATAGGACACAATTGAATGATAATGTAACATTAGATGCAACTTCAAGTTTTACCGATAATAGTTTTTCACAAACATATAATGCAACTGGTAGTGCTAAGAGTTTTAGTGGTAATCAATTTAGAAGTATTGTAGATAAAGAAGAATTAAGAGTTCCAAACATTGGGCCAAATAGAAGAAATGCAACCAAGATAAGATTAGAGGATAATACTTTAACTGGACCATTATCATCTAATATTAGAAAAGAAAAATCATCACAAGATTTCGCACCTATAGATAGTAATAAACTCGGAATATTCTTTTCACCGACTGATGTAGTGAATGAGGATATAATGTATTCTATAGCGGATTTTAATTTTGATAATTTGGTTGGAGACCCAAGAGATGTTTATGAAGATAGTTATCGTGGATTAGAATTACAACAAAGAAAGTATTGGAAAAAATATTCACAAACAAATAACTTTTGGGATTATTTGAGAATCATAGATTATTATGATAGTGGTATTTGGCAACAACTTAGAAGTTTATCACCAGCGAGAGCAAACACAACTCTTGGTGTATTGATTGAACCAAACATTTTAGAAAGAAGTAAAGTTGTTATTGGTAAAATTCCAGAATTTGATAATCAATATTTTGAAAATGCAGGACACTTTGATGTTGGAATAGATATGACTAATTTCATAAGTGGTTCTGATGATAGGATGATGATTCTAACTGGTGAGTTTCCAAACTATAATGGAACTATAAATATACACAATAATGAAAGTGGTTCACTTGGAACATTAGCAATGCCATCATTGGTGAGATTGGGAGAAATTGACCCGAGAACAGAATTTGGTAATACATATGCTACAGCAAGTACTACACAGGGTGCTGTATCAAGAGTATTTACAGAAACATTACAACCTTATATTAGTTCTTCAAGACTTGCAGAACACAATGAAATAAAATATAAGAATTATGCGAGTTCACAAGATGCTTATACTGATACACCACTTAGTTCATCATTTGAACCAGCGGAATATCAGAGTATGGCATATGACTCAAAACTTTTTAGACTTTTTTATAAAGGTCAATTATTAACAAAGAAAAATACAATAGATGGAAACGACCCCGTTGAGATAACTATAACATCACCAACAAAACTTGTAACACAAGAACCAGGTGATTCTAAACTAAAAGTTGAATAAAAGATGAGTAAGTATATATTTATCTATGAGGTTTTCCATCTCAAATACAATACAATTAGGAGTATTTAAATGAATAAAAAATCAGTCGTTTGGACATCCCCAAGACGCGTGAAAATGGGATTTCTAAACAATACAAGCGTAACCGTTGATGCTATTCTTACCAAAAAAGGTCGAGAACTATTGGCAAGAGGGCAAGACGAGTTCAGAATAACAAAGTTTGCATTATCGGATGACGAAATAGATTACAGTCTATGGGATACAGCACATCCGAATGGTTCAAATTATTACGGAGCAGTAATTGAGAATATGCCGTTATTGGAAGCCTTTGTAGATGAAAATCAAGTTATGAGATATAAGTTAGTATCCTTACCGAAGAATACTGCTAAATTACCAATACTTGAAATTCCATCACCAACATTAGTTTTCAATGGTCCTGGTATTACTCAAACTATTACACCAAACACGCGAAATGGTAGTGATAACGAAAGTGGATATAACTTCATCTTACATGATGGTATTATAGCTAACTTGACTCCAGTAATCGTTTCTTCTAATACGAAGAAAAGTAGAGTACCACCAAAACAAAGGTTTGCAAGAAGAGCAGCTGGATCCAGTCGGGGAAGATTTTCCGCAGGAGCAGCTGGTAAATTGGGTGCAACCGCATTTTTAGATGAACTGGAAGATATGAATATTGCAGATTTACAATTTAATGCAGGGGCAACTACTCCAGTATTCTTAAACGAGGAAGAGAGAAAGAGTTCAATAACAATTACAGGAAAATCTGTAAATGTCGTTTCTCGTTCTGTAACTTCAGACACTTCAACAAATGTAACCGTAATTGGGTTGGACACAGGGGCGACATATAATGTTGCAGTTACTGTTAAAGCAGACCCAAGTAAATTATAAGGAGTAGATGATGTCAGTATTTACAAGATTCGATTTTGAAAACGATGTAGTTGAAAATCAACGAACTAAAGTATCAAGTGGTATTTTTAGTGGTGGAAGTGGAACATTAACCACTTTCTTTACAGCATCAGCATTAGGTGATGTTAGTGGTTCGTATCGTGCAATATATCATAAAGTACCAAGCGATTCAACATCCGAGATACAATTTGATATAGGATATGCTAATTTTAATGGAAGTGGTTCAGCAGGAAATTCAACCAAATTAACAAGTGGTGGAAGACAGACTGCGGGAATGTATAGACAATTCAGAAATGTTTTGTTATCACCAAATACGGAAAAATTTACATTCACAAGTGCAGCAGCTTCTGCAGATGATTTCTATTTTATCTCGTTCAATCGAGCTCGTATGAGAGAAAAGATTGATCCAGGTAATTGGGAAATACATCTTGGAAGTACACCATTAAAATTAATTGATGATAGTGGAGCAACTAATAATCCAACTGTTAATGAGGGTGGAAGAGTATACAATATTGTTTCAGGTTCATTGGAGACAGGAACAGGTGTTATTAAAACTGCAGCAGCTTCTCAACCAGGTGGAGCAATTGGTACATTCTATCCAGATTTAGGAATTATTTTATTAAGTGCAGCCCAACTTGATGCAAGTGCCTCAATGGCAAGTGCCAGAAGTGCAGATGCATTCGATGACAATGGAATGAAATTTTATAATTCAATGGTAACAGGTAATAAAGTTCAAGTTCGTAGAGAAGAAGAAATAACTTCAACAAACTTTTTCTGTAGAGTGAATAACAAACGATACAACTTTAGTTCCAATCCAACTTTCTTTACAGGTTCAGATGGAGCATTAACACAACAAACTTTCTTCAAAGACCCTAAAGTTTATATTACAACTGTAGGTATGTACAATGATGACAATGAGTTGTTGGCTATTGCTAAATTAAGTAAACCTATTTTGAAATCATACTCAAGGGAAGCTATTATAAAAGTAAAACTTGACTTCTAAGGGGAAACTATAATGTTCAAAAACATTGACCCATCGAATAAGTCAATTAAACCTTTTAAAGCGTATAAGTCATTCACACTATCTAACAATGATAGTGGAAGTGGCCACTTTGTTTTAAAAGCAGTTAGTGGTTCTCATCATAATTTCAATACAGGTTCCGCAGCTTCACAGAGTTTTGGTAGTTATGTTCAATCTGCAAGTGCATTTGAATATGGTACATTCTATGATTTACCTAATTGGCATGGAATAAATCAACTCTATTATAAAAGAAGTTCAGAACCATATGGAAATTTTGGAAGTAATAATCCTAAAAAGATTAATCGCGAACTAAATGGTACGGCAAGAATATTTTCCATACCAAGACAATTATTCGGTGAACAAATAAAACCAGAAAGTGTAACACTATCAGCTACAGCTGATGGCCAAACTTTTGATATCCGAGATGACGGAGATGGGAATTTATTTGATTTTGCTCATTCAGCAAGTTATGCTGCATTTAAATCAAGTTCATTTAATAGGAGTCAAGGTGTACAATCAAATGGAAGTGGGAGTGAGGTAGGTAATGTTTTTTATGAACATGGCCAAATTGTTATAACCGATACAGGTTCTTATGTAAATGTAGGAACTTCAACAGGACATACTTTAAATTATAAAGCAACTTCTACATTATATGAACATGAATATATTGTGGATGCTACACCAAGTGAGTTTAATTTAAGTACTAATATAAGTGCTACATTTGAACGAAGTGGTAGTATATCAATTGCAGAAGGAAGTGTATCAATGTCAAGATTTTTCCCACCAGGTGATCAACCAACGGGTGTGGGAACGGGCAGTTTAAAACCATTTTACAATGCAGCTTCTAAGGTGGCATCATACACAACACATTCTGAATTTCGACCATATGTTAGTACTGTAGGACTTTATAATGATAGTAATGAACTTATGGCTATTGGTAAGTTAAGTAAAGCAGTGAAGTTTAGTAAAGATTCAAACACATCAATAGTTATAAGATTTGATGTATAACAGAATTTAATTGAGTATATATTCTATTTATTATTGGGATTACATAGATGTAATTTTTTGAAACTTAAAATAGGAGACTACGATGGAAACCGATGTTCAAGGTTTGTTGGAAAGCCTTATAGGACATTATGGTTGGATAGTAGTTACATTTGGTATTGGTTTCTTTTTTAAAGAGTCCATAATGAATATGATTCAGGGTATGCAAATATTTATGGGTAACGATTTTAATAATGATGATGTTATCTATATTAGTGGCCGAGAAGCCAGAGTCGTGAGAGTCGGAATAACTAAGACAGTATTTTACATGACCGACAGGAGAAGTAAAATGGTAGTGCCCAATGAAAAACTAAAATCCTTAACCTTAGAGAAACGATTACCGCGTGGTGCACGCCAGGCTAAAGACGGTTATTTGCCTAAATCTACCGATAAACTATCAGATAAACAAAAACAAGGATTACATGCAGTTTCTAAAGAAAAAACTGTACGAGATAAGGGAAAAAAAATATCAAAAAAGTAGTAAGTTTTAATTAAAATTTAAAGGTTTTAATATTTATTAGTGGAACATATTGAGGATATAGATGATTAATACTGATTAAATAATCAGAGGAAGGTTAATATGAAACGATTAATTATGGTTTTGGCACTATGTGTACCATTAATGGCACAAGGAATACCAAAACAAGAAGACAAACAAGACAATGAGAATGTAGAACAACGAGATAAAAAATCTTGGACAAAAAGAGCTATAGTAGGATTACAAAATGCTGAGTGGAGAAAATTTGATGCCGCTCACAGAAGAGCTCATTCTAAACGAGGTGAACATGCAGGTAAAGAATCTAAAAAACATAGAAGTGGTTGGGTTCGTAAGGCTGTAGGAATTGTTGTGATAGGTGGTATTGGATACTACATTGGTGTAAATGACAGAAAACATCGTAAAGGTGGTCATAAAAAACCTGGTGGATGGAATAGACCTACAAAATAACATTCAAAGGAGAGAGTGAACGAAGTATGAGAAAATTATGGATGATACCATTGTTATTTAGTTTTGTGTTTTCACAGAATTTAATAACAGACTTTTTTAAATATTCAACTGTATATGCTGGATTTAATTTATCTTCACCTAAATGGGAAGATGATAGATACAGATTGCAGTTAATAAATCCAGAAACTGGCCTACCAGATTGGCAGGGTGGAACTATTAGTGTAAATAAAGAAGATATAGAATTAAAACCAGATTTTGATTTCTCATTTGGTATAAGAAAAATCGCAAGATTTCATTATGAACCAAAACGAGGAGTTAAAAATGCTGGTATAGGTGGAGATTGGTATAAAGGAAATGAATCAAGTCCAAATGATGCTGCTACAATTGGTAGAGTTAAAGGATTTGAGTATTTAATAAAATATGAAGAAAATCGTAGATGGGATGAGGAGTTTACATCTCAAGAATATAATTTACGATATCTTGGTGATTGGTTTATTGCTAAAATTAAATACCATGATTTACAATTAGAAGACATTAAATATTCCCAAGCAGATTTGAGATTTAGAAAAGAATTTCTATTAGAGGATGCAAGTCTAAATCTATCAGTTGGTATTGGTGGGAGAGAACATCCAGTTTATGGATTTGCCCCTACCGTTATAGATACAAGTTGGTATACAGGTTCTTGGTGGGATTTCGCATCAGATGAATTTGGTGTAAGTGATAAATACTATCGTGGTGATTTAGACGGAGATGGAGTAGGAGATGGTGGAATGACTATATATGATGCAGCTACAGGACAACCAATAGGTTGGGTAGGTAGTGATTTTAGATGGTTTGATGCCAATGGTGAATTAATGGCAATGTCTGATAGAGAATTTTATCAATATCATTTTCCTGAATTATTAGAAAATTGGTTTGAAGATAAAACAAAGGCATTAGGAAATCAACGAGAAATATCATTATCATTCGGTTTAGATTACTATAAATACACAGAGAACTTTTGGATACATGCATGGGGAACTTTGTTTCCTATCCACTATGGATTAGATAAATACTCTTTCCATAATGCATTTGCATTTAAAGAACATGAAAAACGAGGTGGGGATCCACTTGAGTTTGAATTTATGGATGCAGAAATAGAACAATGGAATGATTATGACTTCGGTGCAGTAATCGGATTTAAATTAAAAGATAATTTAGGATTTTATGCTGAAGGTAAATATTTATACTATTGGGAACGCCCTACTTATGATGTACGATTAGGGTTAAATTATCAGTTTTTAAACTAATATAGGAGAGATAAGAATGTTAAACGCATGTAAAAACCCAGATTGTAAATGTGAAAATTGCAATTGTAAAAATTGTGATTGTTAATCACTCGGAGACAATAAGTGGATGAAAAGAAATTAGGTCAGATATTACTCGATAAAGATGTAATAACTAAACGACAATTACAGTCAGCTATACAACTACAAGTAAACGGTGATGATAGAAAAATAGGGGAAATCTTAATTGATAAGGAATTCCTTACTATGGGAGATTTAACAGATATTCTGTTAGAGAATGGTCATAGTGAGCCAACACCAGTTATACCAACCCCTGAGCCATCAGATTTAGTGGAAGGATCAGAATTGAGTAAAAATACAAAATTCAAAGTATCCATTCAGACGATGATTAGTGCTGGAGTTGGTATTGCAACAATGGTTGGATTTTGGTACGCATTACAAGCAGACATACAAGAAGCAAAAGAGTTACCCGCGATTGGTAACATATATGACCAAGAGTATCCATCAAAACCAGAAGGATATAACTGGCCGCGTTCATATGAACAATATAAGGATAATGTTGGTGCACTTCAAGAAGATATGGATGCAGTATTTGAAACCTTAGAAGACTATGAAGAAAAGATTGAAGAATTAGAAAAGCAAGTTACAGAACTGAGAATTAAGGTGGGCAATAAATGAAAAAAACAAGAATAATAAGAAATTTTCTATTTTGGTTTGTACTTGGATTTGTTATGATGGGTACAGTATCAAGTCAAACAAGACCTAAAGCAAAAGTAGAAATTACAGATAAAACTTTTAAGTCAGCAGTATCTAAAGGGTTTGTTGTGGTGATATTCACAGCAGATTATCAATTGAAAAATATTGATCCTAAGATGATAAAAGATATTGAAGGACATGAAAAAACTGTTGTGGTATCAATACAACACAATAGTGTTTCAGCCGTTGTAAAGAAATTAAGGTTGAGAAATTATCCATCAATAGCTTTGTTTCATAATGGAGCAAAGAAAAAAGTTTGGAAACCAGATATGGATGGAAATTTAGGGATAACCCAAAAAGATATTAAAAAAGAAATAACCAATACATTAGCAGGTGATGTATTTTAAAAAGGAGACTGATATGTTTAAAAAACTATTAGTAATAATACCGTTATTGTTTGCACTTGGATGTGAAGACAATATAAGTCATGAGCCAGAATCAACAATGAAATTGTGGTTGGATGGTGAAGTAGTAGATGTGGAAGCAAACTATGAAAAAATAACAACTTATGGTGAAGAAGTTGAATATTTTAATACAGAAGACAGTACCACATACACTAAAAAGATATTAGTTATTCACTTTCAAAAAGAAGGTGGTAGAGTAGAATTGAATAAAGAACATTATGCTGTAGTATTTACAGATTGGGAAGGTGATACTTCAAATGGTAAACCTATTGATGTAGGTGAATATCAATGGCCAGCTCAATGTCCAGTATGTGCAAGAAAATGTATTCACGGTGCATCAAGTAAATGGGTAAGAATGGAAATCATTGGTGATTCAGATGTAGCCGTTGGTGGTCAAGCTCATATAGATGAGATAAGTAAAAGTGGAGATAGTTGGATAATAAGTGGAGAAGGTGAAGGAACATTTTTCAATCCATATATAGATGCTAATATGAATGGTAAAATACAGTTTTCAAATTTAAAAATAGATACAGATTCAGAAGAATCGCCGTATCATAATTATGGTGGCAGATAAACCACTTGTAGGAGAAAGAATATGGCTGACGAAAATCAAGTAGAAACAAGTGAATCAGTATCAGTAGGTGATGATGAAGTTGGTGCAAGTGTAGAAGTAGATACAGGAGCAAGTGTAGAGGTAAGTGATGGTGGAGTATCAGCAGAAGCTCATTATGAAGAATCTGCAGAAGCTCATGCTGGAGTATCAACAGAATCAGACTTGGGAGAAGCTCATGCTGGAGTATCAGCCGAAGTAAGTGTTGAAGCAGAAGTTCATGCAGATGCAGGATTTGATGGTGAAGATGTGAGTGCAAGTGTTGGAGCATCAATTGAGGAAAAAGCTCAAGTAGGTGTTGAAGCAGGAGCAAGTACTGATGGGGCTGGAGTTGAAGTTTCAGGTGATGCATATGTTGAAACACACGCAACAGCAGAAGCAGATGTAAGTGTTGGAGAACATGGAGTAGAAGCTGGTGGAGAAGCATCCATTGGTTCAAGTGTCGGTGTTGAAGGTGAAGGAAGTGCAACCGTAGGAGCCGCAACTGGAACAGTTGGTGGTGGAGTTAGTGTTGGTGAACAAGTTGGAATTGGTGGAGAAGGACACGCAACTATGGAAGATGGTGTAGTTGATGTAGGTGTTAGTGGAGATGTAGCAGCGTTAGTAGGAATTGAAGTTGATGTGGATGTACAAATAGATACTAAAGAAGTTCAGAAAGAAGCTGAAGCGGCACGAGTAGCAGCTGAAGAAGAAGCAAAACGAGTTGCTCAAGATGTGGCTGATGCAAAGAGAATTGCAGACCAACAAGCAGCTGAGGCAAAAAGAATTGCAGATGAAGCTAAAGCAGAAGCAGAACGACAAGCCGAAGAAGTTAAGAAACAGGCTGAAGAAGCAAAACAACGAGCCGAAGAAGAAGCAAAACGAGTTGCTCAAGAAGCGGCAGATGCTAAAAGAATTGCAGAACAACAGGCGGCAGTGGCGAAAAAGAAAGCCGATGAGGCCTCAAAAGCAGCAAAGAAAGCAGCAGATGATGCAGCTAATAAAGCAAAGAAAGGTACTAAGAAAGCCACTAAGTCAATTTCAAAAGCTTTTGGTGGCGGTAAAAAGAAACATAAGAAGAAACACTAATGGCTATAACAGATTACGATGAATTACATGGTGGTGATGGACTACCAGATTGGATGCAATATAGTATTAGTATTGCAATGTTTGGAATGTTTATATGGATAATTTGGTTGTTATTTCATTCTACTTTAGACCCACAGTTTAGAGACTTACTTAATATTATTGTAGGTGGTTTTTTAGCTTCATTTGGTAAAGTAGTAGACTTTTGGTTTAAACACGAAAAGTCTAAAAAGGGTGTAATGAGATGTACAGGAGGTAAATAAATGCCAAACAGAAAAGCAAAAGATAGAAAAGCTAAACGACAGAAGTTAAATGAAAAATGGAAACGAGAAGGTCGTACTGCCGTTCAACATAAAAAATGGTTGAAGAAAAATGGTGGTAAACAAAAACCAAAATATGGAGTTTATTCGTGATTAAATTAAAAGAACTTATAGAATTAAAATCTATGATTTATTCTGAAGAAGTGAAACCAAAACACCAGAAAAAAATAGATATGAAGTTGAGTGTATTTCGTGAAGATTTACAATTACCTTATAGTTTGGGTACTTCATTAAAACCTGATAATGATTCACCAACGACAATGAGAGAATTGAAATATCTTAGTGGTTTAAAAACTAATAATGATTTAGTAGAAGAAGGTGATGATATAAAAGGAAATTTTATACCATTAATTGATGAGAATGAAATACCAATTTCTAAAACTTATGTAAAACAGGTTATTAAAGAAAGTGCAAAATTTGTCATGGAGATGAAATATCATTATAATCGTCCAAGACCATTTCAGGTTGCAGAAGTTTATGGTATAGATTTAAAAGGACATAAAACTGATAGTATGAATACACCAAGTTATCCAAGTGGACATGCAATTCAAGGATATTTAGTTGCAGAATTATTCTCATTTGTAGACCCAAAGAATTCAAAACAATATCAAGAAATTGGTGAATCAATTGCACACTCAAGAATAAATGCTAAGGCTCATTATCCAAGTGATAAGAAATTTGGTAAGAAAGTCTCTGAAGTTTTATTTAAAGGGTTGATAAAAAATGATAACACTTAAAGAAGTATACCAATTAGATGAGAGAACAGATTTTCAATATGTTGCTTCTGAATTAGTAAAATATTATGGATTGAGAAGTAAAATAAAATTTGGTACTTATGGTAAAAATGAAGGTGATTATGATTTTGATAATGATGTAATTAAATTACGAAAAAGTTACCCAAATGTCAAGGAATTTATAGTTTCAGTACTACATGAGATACATCATGCAACTCAAGTAAAGAAGTATGGTAAAAAAAGATTTTTAAAGAAATATATTCAAGCCAGTAATATGGCAGATTTTGATGGTTTTAATCGATATGACAATAATAAATGGGAAAGAAAGGCTGAAAATTGGGCCAATCAAGAATATCGTAGATTTTGGAAAAATAAATTCTAATTTGGGGATTTTAGCTTATATTTATATATAGTTATGAAAACTCGTTCTGCGAAAAATAAAGGTAAACGCCTACAAAATTCAGTAAGAGATGTACTTCTCGAAACATTCAAAGAAGATTTAGAACCTGATGATGTTAAATCAGCAATTATGGGAGATTCAGGTGAAGATATTCAATTATCCCCTGCCGCTCGTAAACTTATACCATATTCAATAGAATGTAAAAATCAAGAAAAGTTGAATATATGGTCATCATTAGAACAGGCAGAAGGTAATTCTAAAGAATCCACTCCTGTATTGATATTTAAAAGAAATCGTAGTAAAACTTATGCAGTTATAGAGTTTGAGGAGTTTGTAGAATTAATAAAGTAGTAATAGTAAGTGGTTATTTTGATCCATTGCATGTCGGACATATTGAATATTTAGAGAAGTCAAGAAAACAAGGTGATTACTTAGTTGTTATTGTTAATACAGATGAACAGGCAAAACTTAAAAAAGGTAAATCTTTTATGGGTGAACAAGATAGATGTAGAATCATATTTTCACTTGGTGTTGTAGATGAAGTTATTTTAAGTTCCGATACTGATTTAACCGTATGTCAATCTTTAGAACAAGTAGTTCAATTTCACGATGACGCTGAATTTATTTTTTGTCAAGGTGGAGATAGAGATTGGAGTGAAGTTCCAGAGTTTGAGGTTTGTGAGAAATTAGGAATACAAATGGTTGATGGTATGGGTGAAAAGATTCGTAGTAGTAGAGACTATACAGGATTAAAATGAGTCAGTTAGTTATAAACATATTAGATAAAGCCCTTAAATCAAAGGGTAATAAATTAAAGAAGACAAATGAGTATATGTGGTGGAGTCCATTTGTTTCACATCACAAACCAAAATTACAAGTCAATATAGAGACTGGTAAGTGGCATTGTTGGATTTCAAATCAAGGTGGACATAATCTGTTCCAATTATTAAAACAAGTAAATGCAAACAGAAGTTTATTCAAAGAGTTGAGTGATGCTGTCGGTTCAACTTACTATACTTCAGATAAGAAAGATGTGAAAGATATTGTATTAAATCTTCCGAAGGAAGCTAAACCATTATGGAATGGTGGAGATTCATTACAGAAGTTACATGCACTTAAATTTATATATGAACGAGGTTTAACCGATGAAGATATACTACGATACAATTTACATTATTGTTTAAGTGGAGTGTATCAAAATAGAATCATTATACCGAGTTATGATAGTGATGGAGTATTGAATTATTTCGTAGGGAGAGATTTTTATAAGGGTGGAATGAAATACAAAAATCCCCCT